GTGTCTCGTGGGCTCGGAGATGTGTATAAGAGACAGACGTATATAATAAAGATTTTGTTGAAAGAAATTTTAGTCAAGATAAAATTAAAGGTGTATTTACCCTTGGTAGCGATCTTAAGGAGGATGAAGAGAAACTAATATCTCTTGAAGAAGAAAAAAATAAGCTAATAGAATCTATTATAGCAAAGGAAAAGCTAATAGATGGTGGTGATAATATATTAGGCGTTGTTAAACAAATCGAAGACCATGAAAAATCTTTTAAAGATTCATGTTGGAAGCAAAAAGTAAAACATGATAATGTGTTCTCAAAGGCTTTTGAGGGATTAAGGAATAGTAGTGAAAAATTTAAAGCTAGAGTGTTGGCTGAGTATGAAAATAACACATCAGAAGTTTGCTCAATAGCAGAGCTAATTGAGAAAGCAAAAATTGTTTTTTCTACTGAATTGACATCACATGTATCAATTACAATTCCATCCTTCAATGGGATAGATGATATTTTGAGTAGGGAGATTTGGAGTGAGCGTATTCTAGGGAAAAAAGACGTTAGTGTTTCAGACTTAATTACAATGCTCAATAACAGTGATTGGGTTAAGGAAGGTTTAACATATTTCAGTAAATCTAATCCCAAGTGCCCATTTTGCCAGCAGGATGTAAATGATAATATATTTTATAATCTATCATCATATTTTGATAAAACATATGAGTTAAAAAAAAGAGAAATCGATGCATTGGTTTTACAATATGAACATCAACTTAATAATATCTTGCAGGCGATAGATGATATAAGGGCGATTAAATCTCCATTCATAAATTATGAAGTATTTGAGGATAAGGCTAAGATAGTATTATCTGAATTAAACAAGAATTTTGAATTGGCAAAAAATAAACGCAATTTTTTAAGTGAATCAGTTCATTTTAGTGACTTAAGTGAAGTTGTTGATGATTTTATTTCTTTTTTGAATGATTCAAATCTATTGATAGATAATAATAACAAAATACACAGTAATAGAAAGGTAGAGGCTAGTAATCTTTCTAATCAGATATGGGCATATATCGTAAAGGTGGAGTTAAAGTCTGAAATAACTTCTTACCGTAGCGAATCTGATAAATTTAATAGGAAGTTACAAGGACTTAAATCTGGGTTAGAGGAAGACAAAAAGAAGTTAATGTTAAATGCTTCGGCTATTGAGGCAATTGAGTCTAATAAAACCAGTACTCTTCCAACTATTACAAAAATTAACAAGATTCTGGATTCTTATGGCTTCAAAAATTTTTACTTAAAACCCTCCGAAGATAAAAAGCATTATATGATAGTGAGAGATAGTGGAGATAATGCTCGTACAACCCTTAGCGAGGGAGAAAAGACATTTATCACTTTTTTGTATTTTTATAGCCTTGTTAGAGGGAGTGATAATGCATCAGGTGTTTTAGATGATCGTGTTGTAGTATTTGATGATCCAATTTCAAGTTTAGATAGTGATATTCTGTTTATTGTAAGTTCGTTGATTAAAGATTTAATGGAGGATGTTCGTAAGGATGAAGGAAATATTAAGCAAATTATATTCCTTACGCATAATATTTATTTTCATAAAGAGTTGACTTTTAATACTAAAAGATCCGGTAATCAAGCAATGAAAGAGGAGACTTTTTGGATTGTAAGGAAAAAAGGGAAGGTCTCATATCTTGAAAAGTGCGAATCAAACCCAATAAAAACGTCTTATGATTTGCTCTGGTGCGAATTGAGAAGAACAGATATTAATAATAATACTATACAAAATACAATGCGAAGGATTTTGGAGAATTACTTTAAGATATTAGGTGGGATTGATATTAGGAAGCTTGAGTGTCATTTTTATGGTGATGAAAAAATCATATTTAAATCTTTAGTGTCATGGATTAATGATGGTTCTCATTTTGCAGGTGATGATCTTTATATGAGTTTAGATACGGAGTCTGTGCAAAAATATTTAATTGTTTTTCAGAAGATATTTGAGTGTAGTGAGCATACTGCCCATTACAAAATGATGATGGGTGAGTTTTATAGACCGTTAAATGAGTCACTTCATCTACAAGATGAGTTTGATATTGATGATAGTGCGAATGATGAGTATGCTTCGTCAAAAATTGAGATAGAAGATGGAATAAACACATCTCTACATAGCAATACATATTTGTAATTTTATTGCAATTGCCAGTAGCAACAATACGGTACTGGCAACTAATATTTTAGTTAAGCTCATATGGAGAAAATTCTATAAGTTTCTCCCCGAGCCATGCGTTTATTTCCATAAATCGTTTTTGCAAAGGAATTAATTCATTTATCACAAAAACCTTACTAGCCTTCTCCACATCCCCAAACCCCCCAACATTATTAGGCATTATCCCCATCATTTGCGGCGGCACACGGTGTGCCGCCATCATGTCGTCCCGGCTCACGTTCTTGATATTCAGAAACTCATCCTTCGCCGCGACTTCTGACAACGGGATAATCTGAAGCCCGTCCTTTTTGCCGTTAGGAGAGTACATAAACAGGTTGCGGAAGTTGCCTGGCCCTTTGGCGCTTTTCATTGCGTTGCGGAGGTTGTTCACATCTTCTTGGTTCTGTGCGGCATCGGTCATGTACATGATGAAACCTGCATGGCTGCCGTTGATGTAATACTTACGGCGGAACAGTGTGGCGGACTCGTTGAGCAGGGCTGACGGGATGGCAGAGAGATAACCTGGCAGGCCGTAGATCTCCTGGTTGATGTCCGGTTCCATCAGATGAAAAATGTTGCCTTTCGTGAACTGATACGGCTGGGCTGTCATACCGTCTTGCACAAACCAGTAGGTATCCAGGTCTAATCCGCGCCGGGTGTATTTTGCCAAAGCTGGCTCAAGGGCGATAACTTCACCAAAGCGGTTCGTGCGTTTCTCCAGGTAGGCGTTACCAAATACCAGATAGTCCTGCACAAAACGCGAAAAAGCCTGCTGGCTAAGCAGCGGATGAGGGATATAGGTACTGGTCAGAATGTTGCACTTTACTGCAATCGGGGAACTGTGATGCACGGCGGCGCGGAAGGTGCGCGCCAGTCCATTAAAGCTGACGGGCGGCTCATACCAGCGATCCATCTGTACGCATTCCACATAGTCCAGCAGTTCGCGGCGGTCCAGCACGGGGATGGGATCACCAAAGCTGAAAGCCTCAGCCGTTGGGCCGTTGCTTGGTTTTGTGTCGTGACCAACTGTTACCTGCTTGGTGTTTTTACGTTTGCTCATTCTGCCAGTTCCTTGCTAGCGAGAGGCCATTCGCACATAAACAGCATTTTCCAGTCCTCTTCTGATAATTCTTTTTTCATATCGTTCAGCCAGTTATCAGTAAACAACATTGCTCCAGATGCTGCTGCGTCATCTGCGGTGAACACCATGCTGGTTACGCTGTTGTTTCTGCATAGCTTTTTATATTCCTGCCGTGCCTCTGGGTTAGGGCTGGGAGTGGTGTAGTAGGTGGCGTGGTGGTGTGCGTGCATAGAAATCCCTTTAGCGATGGCAATCATATTTCTCGGTGATTCACTCCAGGCATACTCTGACACGTAAACATTTCCACTGAGTGCGGAGGTGAGACTGCGGAGGTCGGTAAAATAAATTACTGCACCATTCGAAAGCTCCAGATGACTTTTGCCTGATTTTATTTTTCCAGTGTGCGTATAAGCTGCGGCCTGGTTTAAGAATGCTGATACATAGGCTTTGATTGCCTGCGCAGATGCTGTGCTGCAGCAGAGGAAAATCTGGTTACGCCCGGTATGCAGTGCATCGTTCAGGGCTTCATAGGAAAAAAAGAAATCCGCGCCTGCCTGGCGCATTTTTGTGAGTACACGGTTTCTACTCTTTGGGCCAGTGTTCCACTCATACTGGTAAGCAAAGAAAAAGCTATCCACCGGAAGTCCCGCGATAGTCATGAGGTTAGTTGGGATTGGGGGCATCAAAAAATCTCCACAATATTGCTGGTATTGGCGGATTCGCCCTGCAGCGGTTCGTTAAACAGTGCGTGCATCGTTGCCCAGGCCAGATCGGCGTGGCTGGCTTCTTCGCTGCGGCTGGCTTCATAGGTTGGGCGGTTGCCGCTCGCGGTGGTGGCGCGCCGGATTGCCATGAATGACTGCGCTATGTCGGTGTGTCCGGCGTCAAACTCCAGACGGCGGTGGCTGATAATGTCGTAGGCCTTGAGTACCAGGGCGTTTTTAACATTGGGGTTGTAGACAAACTCCCGGACGGCAGGAAAGAACGCTTTCACGTTCTCGTAAACCCCGTGACCAACGCCGGTTGAGTCGATACCGATATAAGTCACGTTGTACTGTTCGGTAAGTTTTTTGATGGCGTCAGCCTGGGCGCGGAAGTCCATCCCGCGCCACTGGTGACGCTCAAGAATACGGAACTTACCGCCCGGCACGGCTGGCGGAGCCACCACCACGCATCCGGCACTGTCGCCGTTCTGCGTACCTTTTGCCGGGTCATAACCGATCCACACCTCGCGCCAGCCAAACGGGCGCAGGGCCAGTGCATGAAAGTCGGTCCAGACTTCCCAACTGTCCACCATGCACGCCTGCAGTTCGCTGAGCGGGAACACGGACGCGAGATCGTCCACGAACTCGCACATCAGCAGGTTCTGGTATTCGTCCGGGCTGTACTCCATGCGTAGCTGGTCGAGGTCGAACAGGTTACAGCCGCCGCGCACCGCATCTTCCACGGTGACTATCTGGCGGTATTGCCCGTCTGCGCACAGCAGGCCGGGGGCCAGATTGCTGTGGGACAGGTCGATGTCCACCTTGTCAGCTTTGTTGCGCCCACGGTTGAACAGCGCACCGGACCAGAACGGATAAGCACTGTGTGTCAGGCTGGATGGCGTGGAAAAATAGGTCTGCCGCCATTTTTTGTGGATAGCCATACCGGAAGCTACTTTGCGCAGCTCCTGGAATTTTGGTATCCAGAAATATTCATCCAGATACAGGTTGCCGTGGTAACTCTGAGCCGTGCGGGCATTGGTGCCGAGGAAGTAAAGCGTGGCCCCGTTAGGAAGCACCATCGGATCGCCTTTCAGTTCCACATCCACTTCTTTGGCGAAGTCGATGATGTACTGCTTAAAGACGTGGGCCTGTGCCTTACTGGCGGAAAGGAAAATCTGGTTACGTCCGGTAAGCAGGGCGTCAATCAGGGCTTCACGGGCAAAGTAAAAGGTCGCGCCGATCTGGCGTGACTTCAGCAGGTTGCGGATGCGGTTGGTTTTTCCGGCTTCCCACCAGTGGCGCTGGTAGTTGAACATGGAGGAATGGAAGATTTCTTCCAGCTTCTCAATCTGTTCATCGGTGAAGACATTCTTTTCCGGCTGACGGCGCGGGCCTTTGTTGCGGTTGGCGACGTTAGGGTTTAAGTCAGCTTCGTTGCCGCCATTGTTAAACTTACCGATCCGCGCGTGGCGCTCCGACTGGCGCGCCAGCAGGTCAATCTCTTTGAAATCTTTCCCTTCTTTGTGCTCCTTCATGATGAGCTGGCAGTAGCGTGCGGTGGTGGTGAGCTGCATCTGATCCAGCGGCCCATAGTCACCCCACTTGTCGCGTTTTTTCCAGCTGTGAACGGTTGCAACTTTCTCGCCCAGCATTTCAGCAATGCGGGCTACGCGGTATCCCTGAAAGTACAGCAGCATGGCCTGCCGACGGGGATCGAGATCTGCGGGTGTCAGTGTGGTGTTCATGGCACAAACCTACAACCTTGAATGAAGGCTTTCCCCGCCTGCGGTTTGTGTGGTTGTCGGTACAAATACCGCGCATTGTTTCACTGCCCCCATCACCGCAACCATAAGGCTCCAGTAAGTTTTTTCTAACGGAGCACGGCTCATGACAGTGAAAGCAAAGCGTTTTCGCATCGGGGTGGAAGGTGCCACCACCGACGGACGCGAAATCCAGCGTGAATGGCTGGAACAGATGGCAGCCAGCTACAACCCGGCGGTGTATACCGCGCTGATTAACCTTGAGCACATCAAGTCTTATCTGCCGGACAGCACCTTTAACCGCTACGGTAAGGTGACGGCGCTGTTTGCTGAAGAAATCACGGAAGGTCCGCTGGCAGGCAAGATGGCGCTGTATGCCGACGTTGAGCCAACGGAGTCCCTGGTGGAACTGGTGAAAAAAGGCCAGAAATTATTCACCTCTATGGAAGTCAGCCCGAAGTTTGCTGATACGGGCAAAGCCTACCTGGTCGGCCTGGCTGCCACTGATGACCCTGCCAGTCTGGGCACTGAAATGCTGACATTCAGCGCCAGTGCAGCCCATAACCCGCTGGCAAACCGCAAGCAGAATCCCGCCAATCTCTTTACAGCCGCAGAGGAAACGGTGATCGAACTGGAAGAAATCCAGGAGGACAAGCCGTCCCTGTTTGCCCGTGTCACGGCGCTGTTCACCAAAAAAGAGCAGTCCGATGACGCCCGGTTCTCTGATGTGCATAAGGCCGTGGAGCTGGTCGCCACTGAGCAGCAGAACCTGAGTGCGCGCACCGAAAAATCCCTGTCTGAGCAGGAAGAGCGCCTGTCTGAGCTGGAGACAGCCCTGCAGGCACAGCAGACCGCCTTTAACGAACTGGTGGACAAGCTGAGCCAAGAAGACAGCCGCCAGGACTACCGCCAGCGTGCAACAGGCGGTAACGCCCCCGCTGACACTCTGACCAATTGCTGATGGAGCACAAAACCTGATGAAGAAGAATACCCGCTTTGCTTTTAACGCTTACCTGCAGCAACTGGCGCGCCTGAACGGTGTGGCAGTTGAAGAACTGTCCAGCAAGTTCACCGTAGAGCCGTCCGTGCAGCAGACATTGGAAGACCAGATCCAGCAGTCCGCCGCTTTCCTGACGCTGATTAACGTCACGCCAGTGACTGAGCAGTCCGGTCAGCTGCTGGGGTTGGGAGTTGGCAGCACCATTGCCGGAACCACTGATACCACCGCGAAAGAGCGTGAACCTGTCGATCCGACGCTGATGGTCGATGTGGAATATAAATGCGAGAAGACCAACTTTGACACGGTGCTGACCTACGCGAAGCTGGACCTGTGGGCGAAGTTTCAGGATTTTCAGGTGCGTATCCGTGACGCCATCGTGAAACGTCAGGCACTGGACCGCATCATGATCGGCTTTAACGGCGTGAAGCGTGCGAAAACCTCCAACCGTAGCGAAAACCCGCTGCTGCAGGATGTGAATAAAGGCTGGCTGCAGAAAATCCGTGAGGATGCACCGGATCACGTCATGGGCAGCACCACCACGGGCGGTGAAACCACACCGGGCGCGGTGAAAGTCGGTAAAGGTGGCGAATATGCCAACCTGGACGCCGTGGTGATGGATGCCGTTAATGAGCTTATCGACGTGGTCTACCAGGACGATGACGATCTGGTGGTGATTTGCGGTCGTGAACTGTTGTCTGATAAGTATTTCCCGCTGGTCAACAAAGAGCAGGAAAACAGTGAAAAACTGGCTGCCGATATGATCATCAGCCAGAAACGCATGGGTGGCCTGCAGGCCGTGCGTGCGCCGTTCTTCCCGCCGAATGCGCTGCTGATCACCCGTCTGGATAACCTGTCCATCTACTGGCAGGAAGACACCCGCCGCCGTTCAGTTATCGACAACCCGAAACGTGACCGGATTGAAAACTTTGAATCCGTTAACGAAGCCTATGTGGTTGAGGACTACCGCTGCGCCGCACTGGTGGAAAACATCCAGATTGGCGACTTCAGCACCGCCGCAGAAGCCGGAGCATAAACCATGAGCCTGAGTCCCGCACGGCAGCATCGCCTGCGCGTTCAGGCTGAACAGGCCGCCCGCGAGGGCGGCAGTGTTCGCCACGCGTCGGGCTATGACCTGATGCTGCTGCAACTGGCGGAAGACCGCCGCCGTCTCAAGGGCGTTCAGTCCACGGTCAAAAAAGCGGAAATCAAAGTGGAGCTGCTGCCGAAGTACGCCGCCTGGGCGGAGGGTGTCCTGGCTGCCGGAGGCGCACAGCAGGATGACGTGCTGATGTACGTGATGCTGTGGCGCATTGATGCTGGAGATTATGCCGGGGCGCTGGAGATCGGGCGTCATGCCCTGCGTCATGGCTGGGTGATGCCGCTGGGTAACCGCAACGTGCAGACCGTGCTGGCAGAGGAAATGGCAGACGCAGCGCAGAGCGCAATGCTTGCCGCCACCGGCTTTGATGCTGATCTGTTGCTGCAGACGCTGGAACTGACAGACGATCTGGATATGCCGGACCAGTCACGGGCGCGTCTGCATAAAGCGATTGGCGCTGTCCTGAGTGAAAGCAATCCGGCTTCCGCCCTTAATCATCTCAACCATGCGTTACAGCTCGATCCCCGCTGTGGCGTGAAAAAAGACAAACAGCAGCTGGAGCGCAGACTGCGCAATGACAGCCGCTGACAGAACGTGCCCCCGCGCACGGGCGGCACGGGGTGGCGAAAGGCTCTGCCACATCAAAACCCCGTCCACCGCCCTTTATTTCAGGAGAAAGCAGCATGAAGTTTGTTGCGCCAGAACAGGCACCGGAACAGGCGGAAATCATCAGGAATACGCCGTTCTGGCCTGATGTGGACCTGTCGGAGTTTCGCAGTGTGATGCGCACTGACGGCACGGTGACGCAGCCGCGTTTAAAGCAGGTTGCGCTGTCGGCAATTTCGGAGGTCAACGCAGAGCTGTATGAGTTTCGCAGACGTCAGCAGATGCTGGGGTATGCGTCGCTGGCTGAGGTTCCGGCGGAACAGTTGGACGGCAAAAGTGAGCGCATTCAGCACTATTTCAACGCGGTTTACTGCTGGGCACGCGCCATGCTCAACGAACGATACCAGGACTATGACGCCACGGCGTCCGGTGTGAAGCGAGGCGAGGAACTGGCGGAAGCAAGCGGTGATTTGTGGCGTGACGCCCGCTGGGCCATCAGCCGGGTGCAGGATGCGCCGCACTGCACAGTGGAGCTTATCTGATGAAAGTGCGTGCGCATCAGTATGACACGGTGGACGCGCTTTGCTGGCGTCATTACGGGCGCACGCAGGGTGTCACGGAGCAGGTACTGAAGGCAAATCCGGGGCTTGCCGAATACGGCCCCTTTTTACCTCACGGGCTGCAGGTGGAGCTGCCGGACATTCCGGCAACCACCACCGTGCAGACCGTCCAGCTATGGGACTGAATTATGACGCTTGAGCGAATCAGCGCCTTTATCACGTATTGCATCGCCGTCGTGCTGGCCTGGCTGGGCGATTTGTCCATCAAGGATATCTCAACGCTGGGCGGCCTGATGATTGGTGTGCTGATGCTGGCTATCAACTGGTACTACAAACACAAAGCCTACCAGCTTATGCGCGACGGGCAGATCTCGAGGGAGGACTATGAATCCATCAGTCGTTAAACGCTGCCTTGTCGGGGCCGTGCTGGCTATTGCTGCCACGCTGCCGGGCTTTCAGCAGCTTCATACGTCCGTGGAAGGGCTGAAACTGATTGCCGATTACGAAGGCTGTCGTCTGCAGCCGTATCAGTGCAGCGCGGGTGTCTGGACCGACGGCATTGGTAATACATCGGGCGTCATTCCCGGCAAAACAATCACGGAACGACAGGCAGCAGAAGGGCTGATCTCCAACGTGCTGCGTGTGGAGCGGGCACTGGAAAGGTGTGTGAAGCAACAGCCACCACAGAAGGTGTATGACGCTACGGTGTCGTTTGCCTTCAACGTGGGAACTAGCAATGCCTGCAGCTCCACGCTGGTGAAATTGCTCAATCAGCGGCGCTGGGCGGATGCGTGCCGACAGTTACCGCGCTGGGTTTATGTGAAAGGTGTGTTTAATCAGGGGCTGGATAACCGCCGTGCGCGGGAGATGGCCTGGTGTTTACAGGGAGCAAACTGAAATGAAAAAGAAATTAATCAGCGGGCTGTTTCTGATGTTATGGATGGCGCTGTTAATTGCAGCAATGGTGTATCCGCAGGGGATTTTTCCGGTACTGGCAGCGTCCGGCGTTTGGGTAGCCTGTTTACTGACATGGGCGGTAATTCCGGTAGCACTGGCTGCGTTAATTAAGAATGGCTCGCTCTGGCAGGAGTTGAGGGCATCTTTGCTGAAGACCATTACCCGAAAAGAAAACGTATTTACCAGTTGGGTGATGCGATTGCTGATTGTCGTAAGTCTCGCCTGGACGGGGTGGGCTATTACCCTGGTCTTTTATCTACTGACCGTTATTGCCTTCTGGATCACCCGTAATCAGATGGCGCAACAGGTAGCAGCATGAACCGGTTGCTGCTGGTTGTGCTGGCGTTATTACTGGCGGCGCTGGGCTGGCAGACGTGGCGGCTGGCTGATGCCAGCCAGACCATCAGCACGCAGGCAGACGAGCTGCAGAGCAAAAGCCAGGCACTGGCAAAGAGCAACAGCCAGCTTATCAGCCTGTCCATTCTGACTGAAACTAATAACCGGGAGCAGGCGCGGCTCTATGCCGAAGCAGAACAGACCAGCGCACAGCTGAGACAACGACAACGCCGGATCGAGGAACTGAAACGTGAGAACGAGGATTTACGCCGCTGGGCTGATACTCCTTTGCCTGCTGACATTATCCGGCTGCGGGAACGTCCGGCACTCACCGGAGGTGCAGCTTACCGTCAGTGGTTGTCCGCGAGTGACGCCGTGTCGGCTGGATCAGACAGCGCCGCGCACTAACGGTGATCTGAACGCATTGCTGGATGAAACGGAGGCCGCCTGGGCGGTCTGTGCAGACAAAGTGGACATGATTATTGCGTGTCAGGAGCGAAACAGTGAACAAACCACAATCCCTGCGCCACGCCCTCAATAAAGCGGTGCCTTATGTCCGCAATAACCCGGACAAACTGCATCTGTTTGTGGATAACGGTTCGCTGGTTGCCACGGGGGCCAGCTCCATGTCATGGGAGTACCGCTACACCCTGAACGTGGTGATTGAGGATTTCAGCGGCGACCAGAATCTGCTGATGGCCCCGGTTTTGCTGTGGCTGCGGGATAACCAGCCCGATGCCATCAATAACCCGGCGTTACGGGAAAAGCTATTCACCTTTGAGGTGGATATTCTGCGCAACGATGTCTGTGATATCAGCCTTAACCTGCAACTGACGGAGCGTGTGTTAGTCAGCACTGACGGCAGTGTGTCGAACGTTGAAGAGGTAGCGGAACCTGATGAACCTGAAGAAATGTGGACGGTGAAACGTGGCTGAACTGCAGAAGGTGGACAACTGGCTGAGTGCATTATTGGCGAATCTGGAGCCAGCCGCAAGAAGCCGCATGATGCGCCAGCTGGCGCAGGAACTGCGCCGGACACAGCAGCAGAACATCAGGATGCAGCGCAATCCTGATGGCAGCAGTTATGAGCCGCGCAGGGTAACAGCACGCAGCAAAAAGGGGCGCATCAAACGTCAGATGTTTACAAAGCTGCGCACCACAAAATACCTGAAAACTGCCGCCAGCGCCGACTCTGCCAGCGTGCAGTTTGAAGGCAAGGTACAGCGCATTGCCCGTGTTCATCACTACGGCTTACGTGATCGCGTCAGCCGTAAAGGACCGGAGGTCCGTTACGCAGAGCGTCGCCTTCTGGGTGTAAATGATGATGTTGAGGCAATGACCCGCGACATGATTCTGCAATGGCTGGCGGGGTGATTTTTGTATCAGCACTGATACAAGTTGCAGCACTGCCGCCTTTCTTCCCCTGATGGCAACCTTTCCCTATGAACGCACAATTAACCGAAATCATGCGCCTTATCACCAACCTGATCCGCACTGGGGTAGTCACCGAAGTGGACAGGACAAACTGGCTTTGCCGGGTGAAAACGGGCGACCTTGAAACTAACTGGATTAACTGGCTGACGCTGCGCGCGGGTAATGCCCGCACATGGTGGAAACCATCAGAAGGTGAGCAGGTGGTGCTGCTGAGTCTGGGCGGCAATCTGGAGACTGCCTTTGCGCTGCCCGCTGTCTATTCGAATCAGTTCGCACCACCGTCGACGTCGGCGGACGCCTGCGTGACAGAACATCCTGACGGTGGCTGGTTTGAATATGAACCCGCCACCGGGCGCTGGTATGTCAGGGGCATCAAATCAATGGTCATTGAGGCCGCTGACAACATCACCATGAAAACCAGTGAGTTTGTACTGGAGGCTGACCGCACGCGCATTAACAGCGAAGTGGTGATCAATGGTGGCGTTACCCAGGGCGGCGGAGCGATGAGTTCTAACGGGATCGTGGTTGATGCGCATCAGCATACTGGCGTCCTGAAAGGCGGCGATACAACTGGAGGCCCGGTATGACGCTTTATAGCGGGATGAACAATACCAGCGGCAAAGCCATTACTGATATTGACCATCTGCGCCAGTCGGTGCGGGACATTCTGCTGACACCACAGGGTAGTCGCATTGCCCGTCGTGAATATGGTTCCCTGCTGTCGGCACTGATAGACCAGCCACAAAATCCGGCATTACGCCTGCAGGTCATGTCGGCAGTGTATGTGGCGCTGAGTCGCTGGGAGCCACGGCTGACGCTGGATTCCATCACCATCCACAGCAATTTTGACGGTTCAATGGTGGTGGAGCTGACCGGGCGGCGGAATAACGGTGTGCCTGTTTCCCTTTCCGTATCAACAGGAGCAGAGAATGGCAGTGATTGACCTTTCGCAGTTGCCTGCGCCGCAGATTGTGGATGTGCCGGACTTTGAGACGCTGCTTGCCGAACGCAAGGCAGAATTTGTGGCGCTTCATCCGAAAGATGAGCAGGAAGCAGTGATCCGCACGCTGGAACTGGAATCTGAACCCGTCACCAAATTGTTGCAGGAGAACGCTTACCGTGAGTTGCTTCTGCGTCAGCGCATTAACGAAGCCGCGCAGGCGGTAATGGTGGCTTACGCGATGGGCGGCGATCTTGACCAGATCGCTGCCAACTACAACGTGAAACGCCTGACGGTGACGCCTGCTGATAATGACGCTGTGCCGCCCGTTGCAGCAGTGATGGAAAGCGATGAAGCGTTACGCCTGCGTGTGCCTGCAGCCTTTGAGGGGCTTTCAGTTGCGGGACCAACTGCCGCTTATGAATTTCATGCCCGAAGCGCCGACGGTCGGGTGGCGGATGCCAGTGCAACCAGTCCGGCACCTGCAGAGGTGGTGCTGACAGTCCTTAGCCGCGAAGGCGACGGAACAGCAGAAAAAGACCTGCTGGATGTGGTGGAGAAAGCACTGAACAGTGAGAATGTCCGCCCGGTGGCTGACCGTCTGACGGTTCGCAGCGCGGAAATCATCCCGTACCGCGTGGAAGCCACCATTTTTCTCTATCCGGGACCGGAAGCAGAGCCGGTAATGGCAGCGGCAAAAGCCAGCCTGCAGAGGTACATTGCCAGTCAGACGCGGCTTGGTCGGGATATTCGCCGTAGCGCCATTTTTGCCGCGCTGCATGTTGAGGGTGTTCAGCGTGTGGAACTGGCTTCCCCGCAGGCGGACGTGGTCCTGAACAAAACGCAGGCGGCATCATGTACGCACTGGAGCGTGACCAACGGGGGAACGGATGAATAGTCTGCTGCCACCGGGTTCAACGCCACTGGAGCGCCGACTGGCGCAAACCTGTAGCGGGATTTCTGATCTGCAGGTGTCACTGCGTGACTTGTGGAATCCGGCAACCAGTCCGGTCAGTTTCCTGCCTTATCTCGCCTGGGCGTTCTCTGTGGATCGCTGGGACGAGGACTGGACGGAAAGCGTCAAGCGCCAGGTGGTAAAGGATGCTTTTTATATCCATCAGCATAAAGGAACCACCAGTGCCGTGCGGCGGGTGGTGGAGCCGTTCGGCTTTCTGATCCGCATTATTGAGTGGTGGCAGACCGGAGAGACACCGGGCACGTTTCGCCTGGACATCGGCGTGCAGGACCAGGGCATCACTGAAGATACCTATCTGGAACTTGAGCGGCTGATAAGCGATGCCAAACCATGTAGCCGTCACATGATCGGCATGTCCATCAATCTGCAGACCAGCGGCCCGCATTGGGTGGGGGCAGCCAGTTATCTTGGCGAAGAAATCACGATCTATCCGTATATCAACGAAACGATTATTTCCGGTGGCACCGCGCATGAAGGCGGGGCGGTCCATGTTATTGACACAATGAGAGTGAATCCATGAGCACAAAATTTTATACCCTGCTGACGGATATTGGCGCGGCGAAACTTGCCAGCGCCGCCGCGCTCGGTGTGCCGTTAAAAATTACCCATATGGCGGTAGGCGATGGCGGCGGAACATTACCAACGCCGGACGCAAAGCAGACGGCACTGGTAAATGAGAAACGCCGGGCTGCGTTGAATATGCTTTATATCGACCCGCAGAACAGTAGCCAGATTATTGCTGAACAGGTGATCCCTGAAAACGAGGGCGGTTGGTGGATACGTGAAGTGGGCCTGTTTGATGAGTCCGGGGCATTGATTGCCGTGGGCAACTGCCCGGAAAGCTATAAGCCGCAACTGGCTGAAGGCAGCGGGCGTACCCAGACCGTGCGCATGGTGCTGATTACCAGCAGCACGGACAATATCACCCTGAAAATCGACCCTGCCGTAGTGCTGGCAACCCGCAAGTATGTGGATGACAAGGTACTGGAGCTGAAGGTGTACGTGGATGACCTGATGGCAAAACATCTTGCTGCACAGGACCCACATTCACAGTACGCGCAAAAAGCCAGCCCGACATTTACCGGAACCCCCAAAGCGCCAACGCCAGCGGCGGGGAATAATACCACGCAGGTTGCGACCACCGCGTTTGTACAGGCGGCACTGACGGCCCTTATTAATGGTGCGCCAGCCACGCTGGACACGCTGAAAGAAATAGCCGCAGCCATTAACAATGATCCGAATTTCAGTACCACCATTAACAATGTGCTGGCACTAAAAGCACCGTTGTCGAGTCCGGCACTCACCGGAACGCCAACAGCCCCCACGGCGGCGCAGTCGGTCAACAATACACAGATTGCCACTACGGCGTTTGTTCAGGCGGCACTGAAAGCCCTGATTAATGGCGCGCCCGCCACGCTGGACACGCTGAAAGAAATAGCCGCAGCCATTAATAATGACCCGAAATTCAGTACCACCATTAACAATGCGCTGGCACTGAAAGCGCCACTGTCGAGTCCGGCACTCACCGGAACACCAACAGCACCTACAGCGGCACAATCGACCAACAATACACAGATTGCCACCACGGCTTTTGTGAAATCGGCAATTGCGGCAATGGTGGGCTCTGCTCCTGCGGCACTGGATACACTGAACGAACTGGCGGCGGCGCTGGGGAATGATCCGAACTTTGCCACGACAATGCTTAATGCGCTGGCGGGCAAACAACCACTGGACAATACGCTTACCAGTTTAAGTGGAAAGAATGTTGCCGGTCTTCTCGCGTACCTTGGTTTGGGAGAAGGTTCAGCATTACCTGTAGGTGTCCCTGTTCCGTGGCCTTCTTCCACTCCGCCGACAGGCTGGTTGAAATGCAATGGTGCTGCCTTTGATAAGGTGAAATACCCCCGCCTTGCTACAGCATATCCATCAGGAAAAGTACCAGATCTTCGTGGCGAGTTTATTCGTGGCTGGGATGACGGGCGTGGAGTGGACAGTGGGCGAGCGTTATTGAGTGCTCAGAGCGATACGCTGCAAAATATTACAGGTAGCTTTTTGGATATGACCACGGGGCCAAATAATAATACTGTCGGCGCATTTACCTCTTCAACATTGACACCAAATCTCGCATCAATTGCGACAGGTGGTACATATAAACAGGCGAATTATTATTTTGATGCCTCACGTGTTGCCAGAACATCAACGGAAACACGTGCGCGAAATATTGCATTTAACTATATAGTGAGGGCTGCATAATGGATAATGCCGTATTAAATGGCGAGTTTATTGCCACGAAGGCGGGGGATATTACTGTCTATAATTATAATGGTGAAACACGAGAATATATTTCCACATCAACTGAATATCTTGCTGTTGGTGTCGGTATTCCGGCATGTTCCTGTTTAGATGCACCAGGAACATATAAAGCTGGTTATGCCATCTGCCGCTCTGCGGATTTAAACTCATGGGAATATGTGCCAGACCATCGCGGTGAAACTGTCTATAGCACCGAAACGGGAGATGCCAAAGAAATCACAAATCCGGGTGATTACCCTGAAAATACAACCAATATCGCCCCGTTAACGCCATATGATAAATGGGATGGTGAAAAATGGGTGACGGATACTGAAATACAACATCGCGCCGCAGTAGAAGCGGCAGAAACACAGCGTCGGTCACTGATTGATACTGCAATGGCTTCCGTTAGTTTGATTCAACTGAAATTACGGGCCGGACGAAAATTAACTGATGCAGAAACAGTAAAACTTAATGCTGTTCTTGACTACATCGACGCAGTGACGGCAACAGATATCAGCACTGCTCCTGATATTGCCTGGCCCGAACTACCAGAATTTTAAATTCCTGCCCCGCGCCTGCGGGGATTTTTTCACCCCGTCGTTGTGCCATTTCCCATACAAACCCCATCGCGTGCACCCTGCGAGTATCAACCAGAACATAGGCAGACCCCCTCTACAACCGGAGAGACTGCCTTATGGCTCAGGATTACCACCACGGAGTGCGCGTTGTTGAAGTCAACGAAGGCACCCGATCCATTACCACGGTGAGCACCGCCATCGTGGGCATGGTCTGCACGGGCGATGATGCCGATGCAAAAATGTTTCCTCTTAATAAACCCGTACTGATCACTGATGTGCTGACTGCCAGCGGTAAAGCGGGTGAGTCCGGCACGCTGGCCCGTTCGCTGGATGCCATCGCTGACCAGGCAAAACCCGTGACCGTTGTTGTGCGTGTGCCGCAGGGTGAAACGGAAGACGAAACCACGACCAATATCATCGGCGCAGTGACTGCTGAAGGTAAAAAAACTGGTATGAAAGCCCTGTTATCTGCCCAGTCACAGCTCGGTGTTAAACCGCGCATCCTCGGCGTGCCGGGGCACGATAATAAAGCCGTTGCTACTGAGTTGCTGGGCGTGGCGCAAAGCCTGCGTGGATTTGCTTACCTGTCAGCGTATGGTTGCAAGACGGTGCAGGAAGCAATCACTTACCGTGAAAACTTCAGCCAGCGTGAAGGAATGCTGATCTGGCCCGACTTTACTGGCTGGGACACGGTGCTGAATGCCGAAGCAACGGCTTATGCCACCGCCCGTGCGCTTGGTCTGCGCGCCAAAATTGACGAGCAGACCGGATGGCACAAAAGCCTGTCCAACGTGGGCGTGAACGGTGTCACCGGAATTTCTGCTGATGTGTTCTGGGATCTGCAGGACCCGGCAACCGATGCGGGACTGCTGAACCAGAACGACGTCACCACCCTTATCCGCAAAGACGGTTTTCGCTTCTGGGGTTCCCGCTGCCTGAGTGCTGTCTCTTATACACATCTGACGCTGCC